GAGTGGGAAGCTACCGGCGTGTTAGCGGATACTACTTACAGTAAACTTGAAGCAGTAGGTATAGACCGCGCCATGGTTGACCAATACATCAATGGTCAAACCGCGACAGCAACTGCTGCAACCAATCGCATGATGGATGTTGTGGGAGGTGCCGCTGCGTACACTGAGATGGGCAACTGGATGAGGTCTAACCTCAGTGTCGATGAAGTCGAAAGTTATAATGAAGTTGTGCAGGGAGATAACCCGGCAGCTACTGAGTTTGCGATACGAGCAATGAGCGCCCGTATGAGGGGCGATGCGGAACCTGGGTTAATCCAGGGTAATAAGACGGGTAGTCGTGCCGCTGGGGATGTATTTCGATCCCAAAATGAAGTGGTGGCTGCTATGCGTGATAAGCGGTATCGGGAAGATCCGGCCTATCAACAGGACGTGCAGTCAAAACTGGCACGTTCAAATCTATTCGGATAGTGAATAGGTTATTGGGAGGGTGAATGAAGTAGCCCTCCCATTTTTTTATTAGTCCATTTTACCGGACAAATTTCCAAACCATACGCCAACGAGAACTCCGATAATCCAAGGTCGAGGCCAGAGGGACCGGAACAATCAAGTGATACGTGCGGTTGGAGTCGTTTTCCTTCAACAGCAAAGGGCCAATATTTATGGCTGATATGACAAACATTAGGGTAGGCCAAGCCAATGGTGCTGGTAATGCCCTAGCCAACTTCCTTGAAGTGTATGGCGGTGAAGTGCTTACTGCGTTTGCACAGAAAACCATCACCAAGGGGCGGCATATTGAGCGCACAATCCAACACGGCAAGTCAGCGCAATTCCCTGCCACTTGGCGTGTAAGTGCGGCCTATCACGTTCCCGGTGAAGAGATCACTGGACAAGCCAGCAACGCGAACGAGCGTACCATCTCAATCGACAGTAAGTTGATCTCTGATGTGTTTATTCCAGACATTGATGAGGCAATCTCTCACTTCGATTATCGTTCGATCTATAGCTTCGAAGCGGGTGAAGCTCTCGCAACCACGTTCGACAAGAACGTGCTGCGAATGGCTATCCTTGCTGCGTCTACGTCTACCCCAACTGTGACCGGCGCTCCTGCTGGTACGGACCTTGTCAATGCGTCTTACCGCACTGATTCCGATATCCTTGCGGGTGGGCTTTTCGACGTTGCTGAGACCATGGATGGTGATGATATTCCTGGTGAAGATCGATATTGCGCGATGCTCCCTGCTCAGTACTACTTGCTGGCGCAGAACACCAAGTTCATTGACCGTGATTGGACCTCCAACAATGGTGATCTGGCGAAAGCTCAAATCGCCAAGGTCGCAGACATTGAGTTGCTTAAAACCAACCTTCTGCCCCAGGACGACTACGCTGGCGTCAGTGGTGAGGTGAACACCTACACTTACGACAACACCGACGTAGCCGTAGCCTGTTGGCAAAAGAAGGCAGTTGGTACGGTGAAGCTGCGTGATCTGAAGATCGGCAGTGATCCGTATATGGAGCGTTGGCAGGGCACCTTGACTGTCGCCAAGTACTTGCTTGGTCACGGCATCCTCCGTCCTGAGTGCGCCACTACCTTGAGCGTAGCCTAGAGCTAAAACTCAGGTAGCAGTAGCAGTACCGCTCCAACTAAATGGGAGACCCATGTTCTTCATTGAGCACTGGGTCTCCCATTTTTTTCTTTTGAAGAGGAGACAACCATCATGGTTGCAAAAACTTACACAGCCCTCGCGACCTTGACGGTCAAGAAGGGGGCTTCCACCGCAAGTTTGTCGTTCGCCAGATACGAGGACGGTTCGATGACGTTCGATGACGAGAACGGTAATGAAGTGCGGGTTCAAGCGTCAAACCAAGATGCCAGGAAGATCTGGGACGCCATCAACGCACTGGTATAATCTAAAGGGTACCCCCGATGACATCATTAACGACGGAACTGGAGGCGGTTAACTTCCTCCTCAAGACGATTGGAGAAAGTCCTGTCAATGATCTGGACAACCCCCAACTTTCCGATGCGATGAGCGCGAAAACAACGCTACGACAGGTGTCGAAGCGGGAGCAGTCGCGGGGGTACCATTTCAACACAGATGAGAAATACCAGTTACTCCCTAATGTTGACGGCGAGTTTACCGTACCAACAGACGCTTTACGTATTGACCCGACGCACACATCAATCTCAATAGACGCTGTGCAGCGTGGAACGAAGATGTGGGACCGGAAGAACCATACCTTCGTCTTCACACAGTCAAGTATGTACTGCGATATAGTGCGCCACTACTCCTGGGATGAGCTACCAGAGCCGGTACGGCAGTACTTCATATACCAATCAGCCGTGGAGTTCTACCACGAAACTTTCCAGACTGATCCAGACGAGGCGATCATCAAGGGACTTGGAGATTCCCAAGCATCCTTTGAAGATTTTATTTCAGCGACATCAGACTACAATGCTTTGTACTCCAACCTGACTACCTTCAATACGCTAAAGCGTAAGATCAATGGTGGCTGGTGATGGCGACTCCGATAAGTCGGAGCTTACCCAATCTAACGAACGGGATCAGCCAGCAACCTGCAACCCTTAGATTAGCATCTCAATGCGAGACGCAAATCAATGGATTATCATCTTTAGTAGATGGGTTGTCGAAGAGGCCTCCAACCGAACACGTATCAAGGTTGTCTACCTCCGATTTCTCAGGAGCATACGTCCATTTCATTAACCGGGATTCAAGTGAACGGTATGCTGTGGTTGTTTTGAATGGGGATCTCAAGGTCTACAACCTCACATCAGGCGTCACATGCACAGTTACATACCCAGACGGCAAGGGGTACCTGCCCACCTCCTCTGAGGTATCCCGTATGAGAGCCGTGTCAATCGCGGACTACACGATACTAGTGAACCGGGATAAGACCACTGCAAAATCTGGGGCAGCGTCCGCAGACCGTGATCCAGATGCGATGATACACGTCAGCAAGGGGGCTTACGGTGCTTACTACCAGATCAAACTGGACGGGACGGAGGAAGCATCATTCACGACTAGCACTACTGATGCGACAGACATCCAGACCACGAACATCGCGTCAGAGCTTTATGATGATTTAGTAGCGGGAGCTACTGGGTATTCCGTGGCCCTGAACGGTAATGTTATTTACATAAAGAAGACGGATGGGTCTGACTTCGATATCGAATCCTACGATAGTGAAGGTTCAAGTGGGATGATCCTGTTGAAGGGTAAAACCCAACAATTCAAGGATCTGCCTAAGAGAGGGTATGATGGGTTCACCATTGAGATCGCTGGTACAGAAGACAACAGCTATGATAATTGGTGGGTCAAATATACCGATGACACTAATGCATCTGGTGGGCACTGGGAAGAAACCGTTAAGCCAGGGCTAGATGATAATTTCGATGTCAGTGAGATGCCGCATCAATTGGTACGGACAGCACTGGATACCTTTGTATTTGAAGAGATCTCTTGGGATGGTAGAGGTGCTGGGGATGATGTATCCGCTGCTGACCCAAGCTTCATTGGTGAAAAACTAAACGGTGTATTTTTCTACAGGAATCGCCTTGGGTTCCTTGCTGATGAAAACGTCATTATGTCGCGCACTGCTGACTTCTTCAATTTCTGGCCAGAGACCGTCACTACGGTGCTGGATACAGACCCGATAGATATTGCGTCAACCCACCAACAGGTTTCTATCCTGCATCACGCAGTCCCAATGAATGAGCAGATGATCCTCACCTCCCATGGGGTTCAGTTCTCGCTATCCACGGACGGTGAGGTGCTTACGCCGAATACGGTGCAGATGAAGCCATCGACTGAGTTCTCAATGAACCCCGATATCGCGCCCATCACAAGTGGGCATGACATGTACTTCGTGACAAAGGCCGGGGATTGGGCCGGACTTCGGGAGTATTTCGCACAACAGGACAACACTGGGCTGAAAGACGCCTCACTGGTTACCGCTCATGTACCAAGCATGATCCCTTCTGACAGTGTGCGTATGATCGTTGGTTCATCCGACGTTAATAGTATCTTAGTAGTTGGGGATGGTACTTACGATAACCGTGTATGGGTTTACCGCTACCATTGGGCCGGTGATGATAAATTGCAATCGTCATGGTCTTATTGGGAGTTTGATGATGGCGATGAAATTCTAGGTATCGATATCATCGACGGCATAATGTACATGGTAGTGAACCGTACCGGTGGGATGTTTCTAGACAAACTCGACTTCTCATCCCAACGCACGGAAAACGACCTAGAGTATCTCGTCCACCTTGATCGCAAACAGTCCATCACAGGTGTTTATGACAGCACCAATCACTGGACAACTTGGACGCTTCCATACACCCATACAGAACCTAGCGAATCAAACTACCGTATCGTCACTGGAGGTGGTGTCGGGTTCGACGGTAACCAGGGTGAGATCCTCCCAATACCCACGCGCCCGTCTAGCACAACCTTGCGTGTTACCGGGGACTATTCTGCCGACGATTGCTACATAGGGACAGTGTTCACGTTCACATATGGCATGTCTGAGCAGATCATGCAGTCATCAAGGTTTGGTGGGGGTGACAGTGCGCGAACAGATGGGCGGCTTCAGCTTAATCGGTGGCGCATTCTCTACGCTAATACCGGGTATTTCAAAGTCGAGGTAACGCCTAAATACCGGGACACTTTCGAATACAAATTCACAGGAAGAATATTGGGAGAAGGGACAAACCCGGTTGGTAGCGCCCCTATCAGCGACGGCATGTTTACCTTCCCGGTCAAAGCAGGAGCGCACCAAGTGGATGTCACTATTTCCAGCGACAGCCATTTACCTTGTTCTCTTCAAAGCGCCGAATGGGAAGGAATATTCATCGCCAAAACGAAGAGGGTTTAACAATGTTAACAGGGTACAGGCCAGCGTGTCTCTTAGACCTAGACATTGTTGAAGAAGGTTTACGTCACGAAGACCGTGTTGAAGCGGAAGCTCAGACCGGTAGGTCTGCCGCCCAGGCTTTAGCTCAGTCATTTGCGTACAGCGCGGAGTGTAACACCATTGTTGATGAGGGTCTGGTGGTTGGCGTTTGCGGCGTAAGCTTCACTCAGAACAAGGATGTCGGCATACCGTGGATGCTAGTGACTGACGACTTTGATAAGTCGATGGAGACAAAGGCTGCTTTATTCTTGCGTGAGAGTAGGCGAATGGTGGCGAGGTGGCAGACTAAGTATCTGCGTTTGCACAACCATGTCCATGTCAAGAATGCAAAGGCCATACGATGGCTGGGATTCCTTGGTTTCACGATTAATAAAACTGTCCCCTCTTTGATAAATGGGGAGCTTTTTTACCCATTTTATAAGGAGGCATACTGATGTGTAGTATTGCTGCTGCTGGTCTTGCCGTATCTGCCATTTCCACTGTCAGTGACTATATGGGTCAGCAGGATGCAGCGGACCAACAGGAACGCCAGAACGCTATTAACGCACAAAATGCTCAGGCCTCATTCCAGATCGAATCCAATGCACTCGCTGATCAAGAAAATCAGGTGAAAGCACAAGCTTCCGGGGATGCTTTTGATCTTAACTTAGATTCCTTACGGGCAGCTTCAGCGGCTAAAGCATCTGCTGCTGATGCTGGTGTGTCCGGCCTCTCCGTTGATCGTCTGATAGCGGATGTGTACGCAGAAGAAGGCCGTGCAGAAGAGCGTATCCGTATTAACAGGGATAACAGGTTGGAACAGATAGCCAATGAACGCGCTGGCGCTGGCGCTAGAAGGGCATCTCGTTCACAAGGAGTTCCTGTAACACAGCCCAGCTTGCTTGGTGCAGGGGCTGGGATAGCTGGAGCAGCTATAGATTATGCCAAGCCTCGCAGAAAGGGTTCATAGATGGCGCGTAAGCAAGTCAATTTCCGCCCTAGTTCGCGACAATCCTTAGCTGTTGTAGCGTCTCCGGTAGACACCTTTGTCCAAGCCCCTCCTGTACAACGTCCCAGTGAAACAAGGGCTGGCCGCCTCGCCACCGCATTATCCGGGGTTGCACCCGCATTGTCGCGGTACCAAGCCGCGCAGGAAGCTGAAGAGGTAAGAAAAGAAGCCAAGCAGAAGTCAGAAGCAACAGACATCGCAAAGGGCACTCTGCATGGTCTGACACTCGCTGAACAGCAAGCCATGGTGGAAGACCCCAACCACCCTATGCGTCAACGCCATAACAACTTCACTCTCGCGGCGTTGGACAAGCTGGTTGGTATGAATAAGGCATATGCGGCAGGAAGTGAAATGCAGTCCGCTTATGACCGTGGCGAGTTTGCCAAATCAGGACAGGGTTTTGGTGAGTGGTTGGACACCTTCACACCTAATGCTGAAGGCATGTCCCCCCACTACAAGTCAGGCTCCTATGACGTGTGGAACCGTCTCAAGCTGGACGCTATTAAGCTCAATACTCAAAATTCTGACAATCAGTTTAGAGAAAAGTCCAAAACAGAAACTTCTGAAACTATGTCCCACATGGTGGATGAGGCACTTCTCCGGGGGGCGGCTAGGGGGGATGATCCAAGCGAAACCGCTGCGAACGTCAATTACTTGGTCAGGGGGTTCTATAAAACCAATAAGGAAACATTTGGCCTCGACCACGCCGAAACAGACCTCATGGTCATTAACTTGGCAAAGCGGCTCTCAGAGCAACCTGGAGGCTACGAGGAAGTTGTTAAACACCTACTAACAACTAAACGGGCGGATGGCACTCCCGCACTCATTAGCAACCCCAAACATGCAGATAGTGTAGCTAGTATCGTCTCAGCGGCAGAGAGCGCGAATGAGAAGATAGCGGAGGAGGGTGCCACACAGGCGAGGGTATTATTCCGTGATACTGCCTCCTCTGGTAACCTGGATGTTCAAAAACTGGATCTCTTCAGGGCACAAAACCCTGATGCCATCTCTCAGAATATGTATGAGCAGCTACAGGTAACCAATAGAGCCGCGATTAGAGCCAATACGAAAGCCAAGCTCACCGCACATCGCGAAGTGCTGATTAAGGTCTGGCACAAGGAACAGGCGAGTAATGATGCCAATCAAATCCGTAGTGGAGGGGCCAGCAGGGTAATCCGTCCCCTCTCTAAACCTATTGGTGCCAAGGGTAAGGTAGCCACCCTCTCCAAGAAGGACAGGCAAGGCAATGCGGTTGATGTCATCGTCAATCAGGAAAAAGAGAAGAACCCTGATAACCCCCAAGCACAGATCCAGGGCATCTACAAAGCACTGGAAGGTTCTGGCCTCACGGTACCTGAATGGGAAAGTGTGTTGCGTAATGGAGCCAGCATCTCTGTGGATGTCCTCCAGAAGGTAGCAGCGGGGCAGGGTGAATTAACGGAAGACCAACTTGCTGGCTACGCGCTCTTCAAGATTCTACGTGCGATGCCTGATCAAGGTAGGACACTCAGGGAGCATATGAAGGGTTCCGGTGAGGCGTATGCATACCAAGAGATGGTATGGAACTTGGAGAACCGTCTGGGGCAGAAGACCCCCGACGCGATGCTCAATGCCTCTCTCGCTATCCAACATTATGGCAGTGGTGATGAGCGTCTAGCTAGACCCTCGTTCCAGATATTCCAGCAAGCAGTGAAGAAATCTCTTAGCTCTGGAAGCTGGTTTGGTGGTAACGCGAAGAACGCCAATGATATGGCGAGGGAAGTTTCTGAGATCGCGGAACTCTATTTCCTCGCTGGTGGCGTTGGGCCAGAGGAAGCCGTGAAGTTGGCGAAGGATCGTATTAACAACACCTTCGTGACTTCCAACGGCTACAAGGTATCCCTCCAGGCCAACGCTCGTTTCCCAAATTTTGAAGAAACATCAGAGGTACTCCTGTCAGCATGGTGGGAACGTCAGGGCCAACATTTGGGTATCGATCCTGATAGCTTGTTCATGCGTCCCTCCAACTCTGACAGCAACCGCTGGCTCATAGCTTCCCATGATTTGGGGGGTATGGCGGTGGATGCTTCCCAGGTGTTCGATAGTGCGGACTTTGAGGAGGTTAACGAGCTACGCGATGACATGAAACAGGAGCAAAAGCTTAGAGACGCACAACAGGCGCAAGCTGAGAGACAAGCAAATTATGCTTTATCCCCTAAGACTGCTGCTGAACACAATCTACGTGCCCGTCAGGTGCAGGGGGCGTTTTTCAGTGCGCTCATCTCCCGCAACAATTCTGAACGTGAAAAACGCGAGGGTAAGGTAGCGAATTGGAGGAACACATTCACTAACAGTGCAAGAGGAGATGTGCGCCCCGTCGAGCCATACACCCCACCGGTTTTATCAGACATCGAAAAACAGAGACGTGCGCGTCTAGCGGCATCCGTCGCGGAAGCTGCGAAAGCTGGGAGGCTCTTACCTCCTCTGGACACGCCAGAGAAACCCAAAGAAGCCGTAATACAAAGTGTGGGGCAAAGCGACCAGTTGGCTGGGCAAGCACTGGATGCCAAGCGGCAGCACCAAGTAATCGAAGCCAACACCAAGTTCATCAAAAACATGAATAATGAACGGAAGAAACTGGATGGGGGTATTCGTAAGTTACTCACGCCAGTGGCACCCCCAAAAGTGGGGGCGTTGTCTCCTGTTCCAAATCTAACAATGCCTGGAGTCTCTAACCTTGCCATAGTCCTCCCTCCAAAGGTAGCGCGTGTTAAGGTCAAGCTCCCGAAGCGCCCAGCCCTGGCACCTCCTTCCCCCTTGAAAGATAATGTTAAGCCCAATCTTCAAATGGTCCAGAACGACCTGAATGCGCTTCTTGAACTTAGAAACGTCTATGTTTCTAAAACCTCTACGCAACCTGGGCCTAGTGAGGGGAAAACTTTCCAGGCACACACAGATGTATACAAGGAACTCCTTAATGACATCATCTCACGTTATGGGTCAGCAAAAGCATTTGCGGATGCAGTAGAACAATTGAGGAAGCATGGTTGATTCATCGACTGCTCTCCCCCTTCGTACACCCACGGAGGAGGATCGTCTTGCTGAAGAAGCGAAATATAATCGCTCAATGGATTGGCAGGACGTAAAAGATGCAGTTGAGAACGAGTGGATCGGTTCGTGGACGTTGAAAGCCTTGAACCGTCAAGAACTAGATTTCGATCCTGATTTCCAATGGGATGACAATACCTGGGATCAGATGTCCCATATGCCTGATGGCACCCCTCTGCCTGATCTCTACCAGGATGAGTTGCTTGAAGCCCACTCCATGGGCCATGCGAAAAGTATCCATAAACGTATGGTAGAGGAATACGGGCAAAACAAACGGCTAGAGGAATTGGGATGGTCTGGCACTGCGTTGCGGATTGGCGCAGCGATTGGTGATCCGATGATGTTAGGGATGGAAGTCGCAACATTAGGTGCCGCTACCCCCCTTATCGTCGCTGGCAAGGGAGGCCGGATAGCCCGTGCATTGAAGATGGGACTTGCCGCTACCCCAACTATAGGAGGGGGTGAAGCGTTCATGGCAAGTCAATCCGCCGATAAGACGTGGAAAGATGCCATGTTCGCATCAGCAGCCGCCTTCACATTGGGTGGTGCAGCGGGTGCGTTATCCAGGGGGGCATTAAGAGCCTCCGATGGCGCTGCGCTCCAGCGTGGTGGTCAGAGCATCATGGATAAGATTACTGTCGATGAA